TTCTTTTGGAAATCTTCGTAGATCTTGAACTTGGTCTTTGGAAGTTTCTCGGAAAGGGCAATGAGAGCCTTTGCGTCAAATACATCTTCAATCTTTTTGAGGGATTTCACACGAGCCTTGATGACTTCATCGTATTCTTCAAAAAAATCAGTTTCTTCGTTACTATCATGGCGATTACTTCGTGCCATAATAAAATTACCTACGCTTAAAAAATCTATTCATTACCGCGGATTTATTGTTTGGTATCCTTGATACAGACTTGGCATTTAAGCCTTTAGAAGTTTTAGGGACGTTGTTTTTCACATTAAAATTAGACATGTTTGCAACAGTTGATCGATTATTGTTTTCAGAAACTTTTGATAATTTTGTCTTATTCAAAATGTCATTTACACCAATCAATCTAATCTTGCTATCCTTAGACAAATCGAGTATAAGAATAGGATCTACATTGAAACATCTCTTCATGATGAAAGAGTAGATAGCGGTCATCACACCATCACCTGTACCAATAGCAACATTTTGACCTCGTCCAGACAATCGAGACATATACAGCACTTGCAAGAAATCACCAAAGAACTTAGATAATTTAGCGTTGACGTCACCAGTCTTGGCAATCGAAGCACTTGCACTTGGTTTTATTATGGTATTGTTGTTAAGCTTGAGTCTATATTCTCTGATAAGCTTATCAAAATAAACTTCAATATTCATTCTGCCACCCATGTTAAATTTTAATTGTGCAAAATCCCATGCCAGACGTGAATGCGGATTCGAACTCATGATGGTTGTAATATCTCCCTTGATACCTACCATGGGCATACCACTTCCGGGGTCAAGCATTTGTGCAACTGAAAAGTATGGCTGTATCAACTTAATTTTTTTGTTTGTCGTTTTGTCTCGAGTAGATGTTCGCAACAAAACTTCGGAAATAGTTTTTCTATTGTTGTCTTCTTGGTCAAGTCCAACGAGAAGTTTAACTTTACCATCATTTGCACTATCTAAAAATATATCTGGAGCAAACTTTGTTACGGGAACGTCGTAACCTTGGTCTCTCAGACCAAATATATATCCCAAGTTTCTCTTCAAAAATGATTCCCAACCAGTTGTATCCGTAAGATTTATATCCTTGTCACTCACAATAAAAAATTTATAAGGTGCCTTGGCTCTCGCACCTTGTGACTTGTACAAATCCAAAATACGTTCAATCATCGCAGTCTTTCGAAATGAAACAGTTTTACCATTGTATAATTTTATGGCAAAGTCACTCTTCAAAAATTTTAAAAATGAACCAGTAGTTGTCTTGTCGTGTCGGGTATCTAGCCAAATAAGGAACATGAAGTCAACATCAAAATCACGATCACTAGACGAGATTGGCACATTAAAAGATTTTGGTGAATTCAATTTTGGAACTTGTCTTTTTTGAAAGTGTTCAATTTGTGCTTGGATCAAATCCATTTTAGAACTTTCATTAAGTTTCTTGAACATTGTGTTCACTTGGTTTTTAGAAGCAGTTGTTCCATACAAATGATAAAGTCCTTGGTGCAATTCATTGTTTTCTAAATTTAAATTTTCATATCGTTCAAATGTGACAGTCTTAGTTGAACCCTTTGACTTTGTAGATGTGTTACTCACGTTGTTTCTTATCTTCGGAGTTCTCGGCTTTGTGGTCGCTGGTGTCTTCGGAGTCTTCGGCTTTGTGGTCGCTGGTGTCTTCGGAGTCCTTGGTCTCAGAGTTCTCGTAGCCGTAGCCGTAGCAGTCCTTGGTCTCAAGGTTCTCGTAGCCGTAGCAGTCCTTGGTCTCAAGGTTCTCGTAGCCGTAGCAGTCCTTGGTCTCAAGGTTCTCGTAGCCGTAGCCGTAGCAGTCCTTGGTCTCAGAGTTCTCGGTGTATTCGCAAACTTGACTCGCTTTTCATTTTTGCGATCGTCTTCGTCGCCTTCATTGCGAACTCGCTTCAACATCTTACTGATAACTTACATTTTATTCTTTCTTTAAAGTAGATGAATTCTGAAATCAAAAAATTAATGTCAACTGAAAACGACATGAAACGCAAAGTGCTTTACCGTAAACTTGCACTTAAATACCACCCTAACAAAGGTGGAAATGCCGAAAACTTTAAAAAAATACAAGACGCATACGAACATAAACCAGTCGAAGTTACGCGGTACACATCAGATGGTCAGAAAATAGATAGTGTAAAAGCTATTTTCAAACCACGGGAAACGGTTGATGAATTTTACAAGCGACTTCGACCTAATGTTTCTTTCAAAAATGTATATAACAAAAATCGTAAATTTGTTCAATCAAATAAAAGATTCAGGGAAGGCAACGCCAACATGGTTGGGTATTTTCCTGTACGGTCAAATGCTAATAATGCCACAATACTACGACTTACCCGAAATGTGGGTGGACGTATGGTGCTCTCCACCAGGAATCGAGGATACCTGATTCTTATTTAGTCATAGTCGAGACTGTCCAGATCAGCTGAACGCCCAATCTTACACTTTCCATTCACAAGATCGTAGACCCATTGACCATCAACGATCTCTTCATCAATCAACCTGTCTTTGAGTATTTCCAGACCATGACGGTTTGTGCTTAAAATAGCAGTCGCTTCTTTGTAACAACCATCGACAAGTTGATCAACTTCCATGTCAACCAGGCGTCTAGCCTCGTCTGACATATTACGATAGTCAAAATTGTACTTACTGAACCCATAAGTGGTGAGCATCTCACGAGCAATCATATATACTTGAGCATAGTCACCGGATGCACCAGTGGTGATAGCATCATTACCATAGACAATTTCTTCGGCGACACGTCCACCAAGAGCGACAATAATTTGAGACGTCAAATATTGTTTGGTGTACATGGCGGACTCGGCATTTTCCTCCGAAGGTTGGAAGAAAGTGACCCCACCAGCATCTCCACGAGGGATGATAGAAACTTTACGAACAGTATCATACTCAGGTAAAGTAGCACCAACGATAGCATGACCAGCTTCGTGGTACGCCACAAGTTCCTTCTTTCGTGGCGAGAATTTCGTATCACCTTTAGCACCCACAACGATGCGTTGGTAGACATTCTCAACAATATCATTTGTGATCGTTCCATTACCATCACGAACGGCACGGATGGCACATTCATTAAGAAGGTTCGCCAGGTCCGCACCAGAGAAGCCCGTTGTTTGCTTTGCGATGGAGCGTAACTTTACATCGTCGGACAACTTCTTGTCTCTGGCGTGGACACCCAAGATCTTTTCGCGACCACGAACACTTGGCAAAGCCACACTAATCTTACGATCGAAGCGACCAGGACGAAGGAGGGCGTCATCAAGAATGTCAATGCGGTTTGTGGCAGCGATGACAACAATACCAGTCTCATTATCAAATCCATCCATTTCAGTGAGAAGTTGATTAATGGTTTGTTCGCGTTCATCATTTGAAGGCATACCACCCGCACTGCGTTGCTTACCCACAGCATCGATCTCATCAATGAAGACGATACACGGTTGGTTTTCGCGAGCAACTTCAAAAAGATCACGGACTCTTTTGGCGCCAACACCGACAAACATTTCAACAAAGTTTGCGGCCGAGCACTGAATGAAAGGAACATTAGATTCACCTGCGATGGCACGAGCGAGAAGAGTCTTACCTGTACCTGGCTTACCCGTGAGGAGAGCACCACGTGGGATCTTGGCTCCGCTCCCAAAGTATCTCTCAGGTTGCTTGAGAAAATCCACAATCTCTTCAAGTTCATCTTTGGCAGCATCAATACCTTCGACGTCACTGAATCGAGTCTTGATTTCTTGTTCAGCAATGAAATCTTGATTTTTGAGAAAAGGATTATTCATAGGTCCAGCACCCGGTGATCCCGACATGAAACTTCTGATCAAGTAAAAAACAAAAAAGATGAAAAAGGCGGTTGAAATTGTATCTCCCAGTGAAGTGGGTGTTGTCATATCAACACGAACATTAGACTCACTCTCGGCGATGGTCTGCCAGAGATCTTGATTTTGAATAATTTGAACATCACCGTAATTACCTTCGTCATCTTCAAAAACAGCCAAACTTTGGTTCGGTTTAATCACAACTTCCGGAAGTTCATTGTTTTTGATACCTTTGACAAACTCACTATATGTCCGAGGTTTGTATGAACGCTCCCGTTTTACAGGAAGAGCAGTAACTGGTACTGGTTTACCGATGCTGAACATCACTGTATTTATTACAAGTTAAAATTTTAAGCCTTGTATCTCGCAAAAGACATTTTATCAACCATGTAGTACAGTTGATAAGCTTCGACGATACTTGGTCTATGAAATATTTCTGGCATACATTCTGGAATACCCTCTGATGAATAGTATGCAGTTTCACTTTTCTTCTCTTCAAAGTTGGATGGACGATTGTCATAAAGCCATACCAAATGTTGAGCACACGTATGAATCTTTTTGTATCTTCGACTGTACTCCATAGTAAGAGCGATACCAATCTTACATGCATACAAATAATTTTCGAGGCTTGATCCTACCCACATAGTCATTGGGTGTTTAGCGTGAGCAGGTTTGTATCCTCGTGCTTTACCATTTTTTGTGTAGGGTGCATACTTTTCGACATACCATCGTTCATGAGCGGTATATAACATTTGACATATCTCGAGTTGAATCTTGACAACATGTTGATCACACGACATCTTGGCAATTTCAGATGGATTAAGGGAAAGAAAGAATATGTTCATCACGATAGTCTGAAGTTTTTTCAAAATCAATATCGTATATTTCAGATCTCACACCACCGTAGTAAATTTGTCCGTCGCCAAGTGGCCAGATCTTTTCTTTTGATTTTTGCAATGCGTAGTATTTGGCCACTGGTAAAGTGTTAAAGATCAAACGATCAAACGTGTAGTTACCGACAGTCACGTGTACGATGTACATACTTAAAAGTAACTAGAATGTTATGGCAGGCGCGACTTAGGTAATAAAAATGTTCAGGAATTTTAAGGATGACTCACTCTTTATGGGATATTTTACCAACGGAAATTCAGGAAATAATTATTGAAAATTCATTTCAACTATGCCGTGAAGAGTATCTCGATCAGAATCGGAAAAAACACGAACGCAACAAAAAGAAACAAGGAAGAAGTATGCTCACAATTGATATACTGCGTTATATGATGTCTTCCACAGATCCAATTGAAATATTAGAGTGGGCGTACCCAACCGAATTTATCGAACTTCAAATGCATATAGATCCTCCATACGACATTGAAATTATAGACAATGACTACACTGAATATTACGATACATTCTTAAATAAGTCTATCGAATATCTCGAAGATCCTAAAAATAAAGAAACATGGGCATGTCCATCGAATGATCACTGGCTTGAAATGTTTACAAAACTAAATAACTTTCACAGAAAACATAATCACTTAAATATACTTTCTGAAAAAGATGGGAGTCCATCACTTTTTGTGTGGCTCGAATATCAAAAAGATCCAGATACAAAATTGTCAAGAGAGCGTCGTCATTCATTACAAACACTAGGAGTTAAATTTAATCATCGTCGGTAAAATATTCTTCTTCGCCACCACCTTGATCATCTTCGTCATCTGGTTCGGCGTCTACATCCATCTCACCATCTTCTCCGGGGTCGTCATCATCTTCAACCTCTTCATCATCGACATCATCTTCGAACTCGGTTGGTTCTGGCTCAGGTTCGGGTTCTTTCTTCTTTTTTGTTTTTGGTACAGTTGGTTTGTTAAATACTTTATCAATTTTGTCTGCAATGATTTTTGATATAGCTGGTCTTCTTGATAATGATTTATCAAGTTTGATAATAAACTCATCAGAAAACCAAAGACTTTTATATGCTTTTAAAAGTGTCTTTGTAGGTGGTATCTTATTTTTTGAATAATATTTTTCATGAAGCTCCATCATAGAAGTGCTGAGTTTGACTTTTATTTTTCCATTTTTTAAAACTTGTGTCGTCACATGTATCTGATCAAGTCTGGCTACATAAGGCTCTAGTTTTACTATTTTTGTTTCTCTTATAGGCTCCGGTGATAAATCTGGTACAACTTCTTCGAGACCTAATTCGCGTCTATTTTTGTTGAGCAATTTTATGTAATTTTCTTGTTGATAAGTTGGTACGTTCGGACGCTTGTAAAATTGTGTAGGGTTTGGTCGAATTATGTTTTTTAAAAATGCATTTTCACAAACCTCACTCCGTCTGAACAGCTTCTCCGGTTCCCTCGGTCGAATCGCAGGTCTCTTGAACATCTTCACTTGATCTAACTGATTCTCCATCTACTGACTTAGGCTGAAAAATTTCCAACTCAGATTTCAACAATTCTTGAGCCTGACGTGTCTGAAGAATATTGAGTGGTCCCCATATTTCAATAACCTGTCTTTCATGGTCATACCACAAGTAATCAAGACCCAGCATTCTAGTCAACCAGTAAAAGCGTCGTCCACTCTTACCTACAAATGCAAACATGAAGTCTTTGTCAAATGTAGACACGTCAAGTTCTGTGTAATGAGACACAGGAGGATTATATGGAGCCATTTTTGAGTATGTCTACCATACGGTCGATTTGTTTATATACATTTTTCCACGAAAACCTTTTAAGTACGTAGTCTCGAGTATTGAAAACCGGTCGTTCCTTATAACACTTATCAATGGCATCGGCTACATCCATTGGATCCGAAATTGCTCGTTCTCCATTGAGTGTGTTTCCACCTGTATACATTTCGATAACTCGGGGTTTTACGTAAGTAGCATTATCACCTAGAGTGTCTCTGAAGGTTGGGATGTCGGTAAGGATTTGTGGTTTATTGAAGTAGGCATGCTCTACCGACGTAAGTCCAAATCCTTCAGATGTACATGTATTTAGACCTACATCAGCCGTAAAATAAATCGAGTTCAGTTCTTCTTTTGTTAGTCCGAGTGGTTTGTTGTTTATTATGAAGTTTTTTGTATAGTTCATGTAGTTTAGACCTCTTTTCATAAATTCAGTATATACATGTTTCTCTATGTCTACATATTGGTCTTGATCATTAACTCCGCATGAAATGAAAAGTTTTAAACCCGGGTCATAGTCATGTCTCGAAATAAATTCAATAAATGCGGTGAGAGTTATGTGCCATTCTTTTCTTAATGAGTTGCGGTTCATGTTAATGACTGTGAAGTTTTCAAAACCAGGATACTTATCTGGACTTTCATCAAACTCTTCAAAGTTTATTCCGTGTTCAATTACGGATACACGATCCGGGTCAATTTTTTGATCATTAACCATGTGATCACGCCAACAATTCAAAAATGTAAACCAATGAAAGATCCGAGATTTGATATTTTGGAATATCAGTGTGTCCGCCCACTTTTGACATATGTCAAGATATAAAATAACTTTTTGCGATTTATCTATGAACTCCAGATAGTTATTAATCACATTCCCACATGCATAAATCATGACAAAATCAGGTTTTTCATGTTTTATATGCTCACCCGCTTCGGCACAACCAAAATCATTCGGTGGACTATGAGGAATCAATTTAATTCGTGGATCGACATAATTGTTTTTTATACACATTGATTCTCGGTAATTAACCGTAAACATAACTATTTCCAGCTCATCTTTACTTGCCAGGTGGTTTGCTATTTTGTTTATTATCTTTGAGTACCCCATTGACAACCGAGGATCGGCTGAGACTACGAAGAGCTTCATGTCTTGAATAGATTTCCTCGGCAATCCTTAAATGCTTTGAGGTATAGACTTGCTTCTTTGCCTTCTTGTCATTTTTTGTAATGCGTTTTTTGGGTTCGAACTCTGCCATGTAAAACTAATTGTTGGTGACTCACCGGGTTCCATATTTCTTAGGCTACAATTTTTTGGTATAAATTCAAACTCTTTGTGTGTTTCTCGCATACGAATTATGTTTTCTATATCATCCATTGGAGGTGACGCACTTATCATGGTAACATCATAATGCATAGGTGATATTTTAGCCAAAGATCGACACATGGGACATAGGCTGCTTTTGAATTTTTGGTACCACTGTGATATACAGTGATAACAAAAAGAATGATTACAGTCCAGCTTACAATCCGTCTCGCGGTTGTAGCATATAGGACATTCCATATTTTTAATTACGCGATCTTCTTTATTAATCTTCGTCGTCGAGAGATACATCGCTTTCGCTTTCGCTTTCGCTTTCATCGGAGTCGATGGGTTCGTATTCGGAATCGCTACTAGAAATTTCTTCATAACCAAAACGAGTTCGCTTAAATACACCAGTGTTTTCTAGGTCATCTGTATCATAATAACCACATATAGATTCAGTGGGTACTTCTTCAACTTCTTCATCAAAAATGTGTATACCACCATGGTGTTTTGATAGTAATTGAACCCTGAGTGTAGAGCCAAGGTCTTCAACAATACGTGCTATAGAAATAACATTATCGGACAAAAGGACGTCAACAAGCATCTTCTTTTCAGAGCATTTAATTTCTTAAAGTACTTTAAAACATGGACATACTCAAAAATCGTGTCATACATGAAAATGATGCAGTCATGTTTGATATTGACGACACGTTAATTTTTTTAAATGGAACACTGAATACACCAATTGTTAAGTTGTTACATTATTCTAAATCTCTAGGCTATAAAATTATAATCATTACGGCTAGACCTATTTTGAAACCTGTGATAAACTTTACTGTGAATCAATTAAAACGTCATGGAATTCCATACGATGTTCTCGGTTTTACACCTGCGTTAAACAAGGGTGCTATGAAAAGAGATATGGAATACAATTTCATACTATCGGTTGGTGACATGCCAACAGACCTGACTGATACCATGTATTCATTAAAAGTTTAACACTTCCAATGAGCATCACAATTGAGACATGTGACAAAAGTCGTCATTGGTTCATCGGCACTTCTTGTCTGGAGCTGATAATATGTCGTCTTTGTGGTTTTACATCGATTACATTTGAAGAATCCTTCTTGTGACATGACATCCCTTTTCAATCTTTCCTTGCGAAGTTCTTTGTGAATCAACTCAGCTTGTAAATTTGCCCATGGTCCGTCCACCCAAAGTTCTTTGGGGCCGTATTCAATCAATTCACTTGTTTTAATCCGACCATTTTTTAATTTTTCCATAATTTGTTCACTTTTTGACAAACACCTTTTCAATTCAAGAAATTTTGTCTTATATCTTGTTTTGAAACGATGGTTTTCCCATGTGGGTGCATCTTGGTATTCTTTTGATCGGCGTATGCTCCAATTAAAAATACATCTCTCAAGGTTTGTGCATATAGTACTATCCTCAGGAATGTCGAGTAATTTTGACAATTCTTGAGAGACGTAGGATCTCAATTTAGATTCTTCGCTCATTCTTAATTATTCATCATCTTAAATTCTTAATTGACTTAGGCTGACGGAAGACCCTTTGTTGGAAAAGTACCTCGGTCACAATCTTCCATCGACTCTGGATTACACGTGTTAAAATACCCTGACACACGCCTGGCGTTTCTGGTCGAAATGTACGCATCACCCGTAACTCTCGTGTAATTTTCACGGGTAAACACGACACGAAGTGCAATGATGACCGCGATGAGAATGAATGCAACAAACGACAAATTCATTTTACTAAATGTCGATATTTTTTTGTCGAGGAATTTTAAGGATGATCAGAGCAGTACTCATTGAAAAAGAAATAAAAGAAATTTTATTGGATATAAACAAAATTCATATCATAATACGTGGTAGACCAACATTTATAGGTCAATGGCCTGAGATAGACGTTGTTATCATAAAAGCCGAGGAAGGTGGAGATTACGTAAACCCCAATAAACTTCTTCCACCATTTGAAAATGAAGTAGTCAGGGGCCCGATACTGCTCGTACGTATGGATGAAAATTCAGAACCACAGGACTTCACAGTAAATGAATATGAAAGTCTACTTAGACGGAACGAACGCCTCGCAGCTTAGAACAGCATTTGCATACTTCATGGCGAGTTGAAAGTGTACATAAGCCCAATCCATCATGTTAGTCATCTTTGGTCGCCCTTCCAACGGATTTTCATTAACAATTTGTTCGATGTTAGTTTTTTCTCCGCTCGTCGCTTTAGCCATGGCTTGTCCCACATCTTTGAGCCACATCACATGTGATTCGTTCTTAGAGTCGAATTTCTTCACAAAGTCCGTCATTTATAATTAGTTACGAGCCTTTTCTATAAGTAGTCTTGCACTCGGGTCAGTAATAGTCGTCCACTTCGGTCTCCAGATTTCTGAAATGAGATGATCATGTTCTTTGTTGTACACCGACCAAAATTGTTTTCGGTAGTACGCTTCTTCTTTTGTCAAACAAGTATTATGACCTCGACATTCAAGTTTGACTTTTTCAAACGTTTCATCTGATATTTCATCATCTGTAAACTGTTTAATAGTATTGACCCAGTTTGTTCCGACTGCATCGCTCATACCATCTTTTTGTCTCCAAAGAACTTCGTCGGGTAGACATCGAACGAATGCTTCACGTAAAATTTTCTTTTCAATTTTATCTCTCTTCAAATTTTGATCAACCTTCATACAACAATCAATAAAATTTTTATCCAAGAATGGGACAATGAGATCTAAACCATGTGCTCCGGCACATCGATCAGCACGAAGTCCATCAAATTGATGAATAAGTTTAAGTCGTCTCATGTTTTCATATGCAAATTCTTCGGTTGAAGGAGCTCCGTGGAAATACAAATAACCTCCAAGGACTTCGTCACTTCCTTCACCCGAAAATATATAACGACACGTTGTATTTTCTTTGATGTACTTACAAAGAAGCCACATTGGGACACTCGCTCGAATGGTCGTTGTGTCATACGATTCAAGACTACGGATGACATCAGGTATAGCTGCGATACCTTCTTCAATTGTAAACTTTACTTCCGTGTGTTCGGTATCTAGGTACTCTGAAACTTTTCTTGCAGCTTCAAGATCTGGACTTCCTTCGAGACCAATAGAAAAAGTTTTAATCTTGCCAATCTTTTGTCGAGCAATCGAAGCAATCAAACTACTGTCTAGTCCACCCGACAATAAAAATCCAATGTCACGTTCGGTGTTGTTTAGTCTTTCTTCGACTGCACTGACCAATTTTTGTTTGATCAAATTTTCTTCATTCGATGTGACATTCCAATATCCAGTGTGATAACACACAAAGTCATCAATATATGAATCATAAAAGTACCCCGGTGGAAAGATTTCAATACGAGTTCCCAAGAACATGAGAGCCTTGACTTCACTTGCAAAAGCGATGGAGTCTTTAGCATATCGTGTGTAGAATAGAGGTCGAACTCCTACTGGATCGCGCGCAGCTAAAACGCGGTTACCATTTGTATAAACAAATGCAAAATCACCATTAATTTTTTCGAGTGTCTTTTCAATACCATTCTCATGAATGAGGTCCATGACAACTTCACAATCGCTTGTACTCATTTCTTTTCCGGTTTCGAATAAGCGATGATTGTAGATTTCACCATTACAAACAAACATGCTATTATTTTTTACAAAGGGTTGCATACCCGTGGCTGTGAGATCATTAATACAAAGACGATAAAAGTCCATGTGACATTTTTTTAGCGTGCAGCTGTGATAATCGTCGGGTCCTCGATGATTTAAAAGATTAGATGGTACATCTCGGTTTTCACCGAATAAAGTGATAATACCACACATGATTAGATATATTTGAAATTATTACTTTAAATGATAGTTCATCTCTAGAATTCCAGTATAACATTTTATATCGGCTTCGCCATCAATTTCTTGACCCCTAAAGCCAATGTCAATTGCATCGTGACTTTTGTCATTTACTTTGAAATCATGACAATACATGAAAGACAGGTTGTTGTAAAGAGAGGCGGCATTCAAATCTTCCTCACCCATGCTCACAATATTCAAAAATTCCATGAGCTCAAGTGGTGTACGCTTATGAACTACTTTTTCGCTTGTGACTTTTGTTATACTCTTCCCCATATCAAAATGTGGCCACTTACCGTGTTTAGACCTAAATTCACAGAGGTAATTGGAACATTTTTCAGCAGTTTGGTGATTGCTGAAACACATGACACGCACCCGAGAATTTGGGTCGACCATTGAATAGTACCCCCTGGTCGGTCTCATTTGAATGAAATGGAATTCCATGTTATATTTGTCAAATAAAAAAGTATAATTATAATAGGATGGAATTCCCCAAATCATATGGTCAATGTAAATACATGCTGGCACTTAGGTCACAAAAACCAATCGTTGTTGCGACTGGTCCAGCTGGTACAGGCAAGACGATGATGGCATGTCAATTAGCTTTAGAACAATATCGTTTTAAATATGTATCTTTGACGAGACCTATTGTTGCCGCAGATGAAGATATGGGTTACCTACCGGGTGATATGGAACGTAAAATGGAACCGTGGACTAAACCAATGTATGATATTTTTGAACAACATCTTTCACCGATGCAAATCGATCGGTACATACGAATCGAACCACTCGGGTACATGCGTGGTCGAACATTTACAAACTCTCTCATCATAGCTGATGAAATGCAAAACAGTACTCCTAACCAAATGCGAATGTTATTGACACGGATCGGCGAAGGTACAAAGTTGGTCATCACTGGTGATCTTGAACAAAGTGATCTCGAAACTGAAAATGGTCTGAAATACCTAGTGGACAAATTGGATCACCTAGACTTGGAATATATTCAACACGTAAATCTCAACGAAGATGATATTCACAGACACCCAGCTGTAAACGAAATACTTAAAGTCATGAATGTTTAAAAGTATAATGTGGTTCGAAGAACATTTAAAAACTTTGGAGGAACCATCACCCGAACAAAAAGTTTGGTGTCAGCATCCCGAACGACTGACTGTACTTTTCATCGAAGGTAACCGAAAGCCACTTACAAAGTACAACCTTTGGAACATTGCTCACGTATACGGCGGAACGGATGTTGGTCTTCATATTATATGCTCACCAAGAAATCTTAAAGACATGAAAGAGTGGACCAAAGACTGGACCAATGTTGTCATCACATGGCACCCTCTTCAATCACTCAAAGAATACAATGAGTTTTCTTGTTCATCGGAACTTTATACTCGCTTCACTTCGACACACATTCTTTTAATGCAATGGGATTCGTATATTTTTAGAAAGGTAGACGAACACTTTTTTGAATATGACTACGTAGGTGCACCATGGAGAGAATGTGTTACAAGCTACTCTCAAAAAGAGTGGGTCAGACCTGAAGATATCGGTGATACCAAACACTGGAGAGTAGGAAATGGAGGCTTTTCGTTACGAAAAGTATACCCGTGTCATAGACATTGTATAGAAAATACCGAATACTCAAAGAATACTGACGACACTTTTTATTCCTTGTCCAAAACACTCAGTATTCCAGCCAAAGAAGTCGCCTACGATTTCGCCGTCGAAACAAAATTACGTGATGTCGATCCACCAAAGTCACCCGTGGGTGTCCATAAATTATGGGCGTATGAATTTGGCGAAGAAGACTTTAAGAGATGGTGTGTCCCAGAGATTTCTTAGACTCAACATCATTCTTCAAAAATTTCAAAGATCGTTTCAAAGTTTTTAATTTATCGATGACTTCATCTTTTTCTTGGTTGTGTGTATGCACCCAGTCAACAACTTGTTTCAATTTTTGTTTTGACTTGGTGTACCAATCTAAAACTTTCCCTATTTCATCATTTATGAGATTGTATTTTTCAGCAAACTGTTCATCGTGTACTACATCATCCCATAAATCATCCATATACAGGTCTAGATCATAACATACATCCTTTATCTCTCCCAATTTTTCAAGATCCTGGTTACTCATACTTACCTTTACTAAGAATTATTTTTATAAGTAGTAATCGATGTGCATATCTGCTCGTCCATTAAAGTTTGGAAAGTCTAAACCCTTGATTGGGAATGGCTCCGTCTCTGGTTCAATACTTTTAACAAGATCACGGCGAATATATGTGACTTCAAAAACTCTCGGAAAGTTGTTATCGATCCACGGTATTAACGGGTAATTGTTTCCATGTACGTGTACACAAACAAAATCTTCGTTCAAACATCTGTACATATCATCTATTAAATGATTATAAGACAACAATTCTTTGTCCAAGTGAAATTCAACTACAATTTGTGAAAAGTTTTTGAGATGTTTACATGCTGGCAAAGACTTCCACTCTGCACCTTCGACATCAATTTGCATCATCAAATTCGTTTTGTTGATGTGCCCATTTCTCTCGAGATGAGAATCAATAGTATCCAGATGTTCTTCCTTCTTGTCAGAAACACCTTCCTTGAAATAATGAATGTAGTCAGGCTTGTTCGTAATACCATCTATTGTGTGATCATAGACATAACATGGCTTTTTGTACTTTTCATAAAAAGCTTTTTCAAATGTAATCTTATCTTCAGACCCATAGCTATAAAGTGCGTCGTAATCTGGTAGGTCTGCGACAACATAACCACCGTCATGGTCTGTACCAATTCTGATCTTATTCAGGTTGGTCCTATAAGGCTTGAAGTATTTCTTAAGACGGTTACATATGTCTAAATATATGGCAACAGGGTGCATTACTACACACGGCACTTAAGGCTTTAAGTTTATTGAAATGTAATGATTATTGATGCATTTACATTTTATAATGAAGTTGATATGCTCAAGTTGAGGCTTGAGTATCTAGATCCGATTGTTCATTATTTTGTCATCGTTGAGTCGACAGTGACTCACAAAGGAGAACCCAAAAAACTTTACTTTTCGGAACATGAGTCGGAGTTTCAACCATGGATGCATAAGATACGACGAGTCATAGTTGAAGATAATCCAACGGATTCGAATCCGTGGTCGAGAGAAAATCACCAGAGAAATTGTATCACGAGAGGTCTCGATGGGATCGATGACGACGCTATCATCATGATATCAGACGTCGATGAAATTCCAAACCTGAAAGCGATTCAAGAACAAGATGTGTCATATTCACTCGATATGATCACATTCAATTACTCCTTAGATTATATTCAGACATTTGAAAGATGGTTTGGTACAGTGGTTACACACAAGAAAGATGTCATGGAAAAAGGTGGACAGTACTTCAGAGATAAACGTTGGAAGTTTCCTTACGTAGAATTTGCAGGATGGCATTTCACATCTTTTGGAGATCTTAACTTTGTGACTAATAAACTCAAAAATTTTGCACACTGCGACGAAGAAGGATTTGATCACGACAAAGCTGAAAAGTATGTGTCTGAAGGACTTTCACATAATGGAAAGTTCAAATTGACGAAGACACCTCAACATATATTGGACACAGTTCCAGAAATTTTCAAAATAAAATACCAGGATAAAGTAACAAATGTCAAGCAGGTATGAACAAATCTATGACATCGCCAAGGGTGTCATGGATGGACGCCTGGATATCGAACTTCCAATGATTTCGGTGTTTACAATATTCGTGTTGGCTCTGATTTACATGGTCACTGCGTCCATGGGTATCGATATGTACGAGACTTGTGACAACGTAGAAAAGAGTAAGAAAATCAATCAGTACATGTCTCACACATTGACAATTGCGTTGACAATTCCATTCACGCTTCTGATCACAAAGTTGTTTGGTAACGACACAGGTGCATTCATGATTCTTTATGGTATCATGGGTACCTTGACATCTTACTTTGCCTTTGATCTCGTGAGAAAGTGTGACAATCAACTGGCTCTTAGAGATGTGTGGACCAAGTTTACATTAGGTCTTTATATTCTTGTGCTTATCATTGGTATAATATTATCCTCTATGAAATCAGGATGAAGGAAGCTTTGCTTTCTATGTGGGCGATCTTGGCCTATGTGAAACATAGAGCAGGAACACTGTCCATGGATGAAAAAATGTATCTAATAAACTTGGTACGTTACATCGCACTCAATCCTAACAAAGTTACAAAGGCTAACATGGCAAGTCTACCATTTATGAGCTCACTTTCTGGTGTGAATGACCAGTACTTCTCATCGTTAATACCATCGATGGTTATGGCAGATGCCGCAGCAACTGTTGCGACTACACCAGCAGCCGCCATTGCGTACACCGGATCTTCACATTGTTGAATCAAATTTTCGCCTGTCATCTTCCAATCGAGCGTTCCCCAAAGAGCACCTTGCATCGCAGCACGTCCATTAATCACTTCTGCGATGCGAAGTACCTTTTGTGTTGGTGATTTGATAGTATTTGTCGGAGTGACTTTTACAGGGGAACGAAGTACAGGTTTCATTGTTCTTTTTTATCGCCTTTTCCTTTTAAGTGAAGAAGATACAAATTCAAAAGTAGACCAAGACCTGTGTACACGGCTGAAAAATTTGCTCCTTTTCTATATTGGTATGACAACCATAGTATACTTGCAAAAATACTCAAGTATATGTATTTTTTAGATATAGATTTAACCTCGCCAGTGATAGCGTGATCATACATTTGATAGAGACCGATAGACACTGCAACTGCGGCGTCCACGTCCATTCTTAATAGATAATAATATTTTTTAACAGTATAAAATGGAAGCCATTCTGGAAAAGTTCTCAGGAAAGATTGATGCCGAAGGTGTCGTGAAGGTTGTTGATGACATCAAGCGTGAGTACCTTGGTGATGGTCTTCAAAAGGAAGATATCCCGCCGATCGTGGCCAAGCTCATGATGTGTGCCGCCAAGTTCAAGAACCTTGAAGGTCCGCAAAAGAAGAAGTTGGTCGTCGCATTGTTGAACCACTTGATTGAACAAATTGACGCGGGTGAAAAGGACACTGAGTTTGAAATGATTCTCAAGACTATGGTGCCGCCGATTGTTGATGGCTTTGCTGGTATGCTCAAGGCGAAGCAGGCTGTCGCCAAGGCTTTTTCATGCTGTATGAAACCCGAATAAGGAAATACTTACATTGAATTATAGAATGAAGTTTCCTTCATTAGAAAAAATGATTGAATACGGAATTTACACTGTGAAGGATCTCACGCTTTATTCACAGGGTAGACTCGTCAAGCGAAATATAAAAGTTCTCAACGAATGTGAACACTGTGATTATGTATACACAGAAGATGAATGTTCAAATTGTTCCAGGTGACATAAAAAAATCTAATATTATATAAAATGTCTAACGCCATTGTGCCGTTGGCCTTGCTCGGATCCATCGGGAGTTCAATCGCGGGTGTTGCATACGGTGTGTCTACAGAATGGAAATTTTTAGGTCTCAAAAAGGAAGTCCAACCGGCACCTGTTGTGACCACATCGTCGCAGGCGTCAGTTTTTGGTGAGGATAATCTCAGTGCTTCTACTGACGAATTAATTGTTGGAGCTGACGATGGCGAAGAAATTTACTCTAGTATCGCTGTTGAAGCCGAAGTTGAAGATGGACTCTACAAGGATTCTGAAACTCTTGTGGCAGCAGACGATGACACGACAACAATTGATAGACTTGCCGGCACTCCTATTGTGTGTGCAGAAAATGAAGATGGTATGACTACCGGCCTCCAAGGTTTTATGCTCAGAAGTGACAAGTATCATTATGGTTGTGCTTCCCTGGATGAACCTGGTAGTGCCAAACTTGGTAAGTATGGTAAGCAGGGTAAATCTGAACAGGGAACTGTTGCAGGTCTCGGTGGTAAGTCTGCTATTTGTGGTACCAAGCAAGCCATGACGAGTTTCGTTCTTCACCCGAACCGCAGTGGTTCCAAGGTGCAATACAAGTATGATTGTATCGATCTCAAAGGTCCGACCAAGGTGAGAACTGCCACCACCAAATATTCTACATACGACGAAGACAATGACATAAGCTCATTGAATAGTAGTGCCCTTGATATCAAGTGTAACAACGATGAACTTCTTCAGGCCTTTGGCCTCGAAAAGAGTGGTGACAATATTCGTTACATTTACAGATGTGTTACTCCGGGTTATGAGGAGGATTAATAATCAGGCCTAGTGCCGATTCTAAACTATTTTGGTTTCTCTTTAGAGGTTTGTTCCTCTTAAGTACTATAGAATCATTCGTATTCTTTATTTCATCCGTCTTTCTCGCGTTTGAAATAAACGGTACTACAACGTCTCGCGTGGATTCGGTTTCTATAGTCTTTGGTCTTTCTCGGTCTATAATACACGCTGCTCTAAATTCTTCTATGGTCATGTCGCCACCAAATACGTCAAGCCTGTAACGATTTGGTGCGGGTCTCACAGAACCCGAATTGTTATACATTCGTCGACGCATCATGATAATGTTTCCACATATAATACTTCCTTTGTTGATACCATACCGATCTATGGCATAAGATTTCATACAACTCCAGGAACAAAAATTACCTGTCGTTGAAAATTTATTTCGAAGTTCGTCGTACCCGTAAGGTAGACTAAGGGGTTCGGTATCATAGGGGTGACAACACCACCAGCACCACATAATCTACTCTTTAAAAAAATATGCCCTTTAAGTAGGATGAATGCTAATGGGTATTATTACAACAACACAGGTAATAACGGTGGACTCACAATATTGCTATTGTTGATAATACTCTCTATCATGTTATCACTTTCATCATCATCAGCATACATGGCTTATGATTTGGTGTCAACGGTAGTCAAGGCATCACCAGAAGTTGTTGCTTACGAGAAAGGTCTCGATGAAAAAACAGATCTGAAAGCCAAACAGATTAATCTAGACGGAGAACAGATTAGAAAAGATATCCGGGACGAATACAGAAAAACATGTCTGGTAGATGTGAAAGATGGAAAGTGTCCAAAGGGTATGAAACCACTCAAGGATGGGTGTTGTGAATTTGAAGATCCTAAAACAAAAACAAAGTTTCAGAAATCACTTGATATAACTGCCGACATCATTGAAACATTGGTTGTGAGTTACATGGCCGAAGTTGTCGTTGTAAGTGTAACTAATGCTCTCACTAAAGGTGCGTTGGCGACGGCTAAGAAAAAGGCAGCTGTAGCGGCTGCATCTAAAACTGCTGCTAGAGTTGGAGCTAAAACGGCGGCAAAAACCGGAGCTAAAGTTGGTTCTAGACTATCTACTAAATTCACATACGGTGCTTCATGTGGTCCACTCTGTCTAGCGGTGATGATTGCATTTGAAGTATTTTCATTTGCACTAGATATGACGGATCCATTTGGTTTCAATAATTTCCAAGCAAATCAAGTTGTTCGAAACCAACGTAATTACATTGATGTCCAGATGCAGAAAAAATTAGGAAAAGCTTACCCCATGACATTTCCAATGACAGCTGCATTTCCAGAATATGAAGCTGAATTTCAAAAGAAAATGACGTCCGAAGTGCTTGCGGATGCTTTCAAGCTTTTGGATAAAAATACACTCGTTGAATTACTTTCAGCTTCATTCGGTAAAGAAGGTGGAGATTCTGAATTGTCTGAAAAATTAGAAAAATCACTTGAAGCTGCCTTGGATAAAGCGATGAAGAATACAACAAAACGTGACAAGATTGTGTACGACTTTTATGCCTCAAAGGGTAAAGCTAAACATATAGAAAAGGTTCCTTTCTTGTCAAACGAAGAGCGTATAGGTGTAACTTTGTCTGAGTATGGTGCCAAAGAATATAACAAACGTATGCGTTCTAAACATTTGGATTTTTCAAATCCCTTCAAACCTGCATCGGGTCCCATACCGGAAGACTACACACCATTCGTAGCTAGCTACACAGATACATACAGAGTCATAAACTCGGCGGACCCAGGTAAAGAAACACAACCAAATGTTGTTAATAGACAATTATCGAGAAAGGTCTGCCTCGCTCAACCTTATGGAAATCTCATATCATATTGTGAATATGGTGTACGAACCTCGAAGCATAATCAACGTTTGAATCCATCTGCGTATGGTGTAAAGTTTAACTATGAACGAGGTGATTGTGACTTTACAAAGGACTATTGTATACGCCTGGGTCTTGATTTCAAAAACAATGATTGTAAACTTGGACCGGGTCAGAAATTTTTTGAAACTATACTCGGTAAAACAATGGTCAGAACTTATAAAACAGATGTCCAGCAACGAGTACAGGCATGGAAGTCTGGTGACCCAGCAAAGATTGCGATGGCTACATTGACTCTACCAATCGCTGGCCTCACACCGTGGATTTCAAAACTCGTGAGCGCGATCAATGACACATATGGTCGCGGTGTAGGTACTGTACCTACTAGATGTGGTCCGGACAAAGAAAAGAAAGGTGCTTTGTGCTACCCGAAATGTCGCCCGGGTTACAAGTCAAGAGCATTAGAATGTGAAGGAACTTGTCCACCTGGATCTAAAAATACGGGTTTAACCTGTCTTAAAGGTATTCATTCCTATATACCAAGTAATAAATGTAGTAATCCATTCAGAAAATGCTTTTACCAACGCAAACCGTGTCGTCCAGGGTTTCGATACAGAGGAAGTACTTGCAACCGCGAATGCCCGGGTTTCAATTTTAGATCTGGTGCACTTGGTACGGCATTCTGTGACAAACCCAGAAATCGATATTCAAGAGCAGGTAAACCTGCACCGTTAGATTGTCCGGAAGGTAAAGTTAAGGACGCAGGTCTTTGTTACAAGCCATGTAGAGAAGGATATAGAGGTAATGGCCCGACATGCAAGAGAACGGAAGAAAGTAAACATACCAATATTTATGACGTGTAAAAAAAATATCAGGCTAATTTAAATATGTCGGCTAAACTGGCTAGAAGTGCTGCAAATGTCAGTGAGTCGGCTCTTGATGCGACTCGCGCATCTCTTAAAAATGCAGACACGTTTATGGATACATTTAAGGGTATCAGTAAAACTGACATGTCTAAAGTATTTAAGAGTGTAGATCCCGACGATCTCGCGAAGACAATGAAGCAATTACCAGATGATGACTTGATAACCATTGGTAAAAGTCTCGATCAAACAACAGTCAATCGTCTCGCCAAGACGAGTAATGGTCAGGATCTTCTTGCTAAGATGGGTCGTGGACAGGTGACAGTCGGTACCAAAATTTCAAAGGCTGCTCGTGCAGGTGGAGACTTCATGAAGAAATTTGGTACTAGAACGACCGGTATCATGAAAAAGTTATCAGATTCTACGAAGAAGGGTCTCAGTCGTCTCGCTAAAAAGGCTGACGATACGCCAGCTCAGCAAGCCAAAAAGTTAAAAGAAGAAGGACCAGAGGTCGCCAAGCAGGTATCTAAAGAAGCACCGGATGCCGCAAAGGCCGCGGATGACGCCGTCGAACTCTCCACAGAAGCAAAGAGTGGCCTCAAGAAATTGGGTGTGTACGCCGCGGGTGGCACGTTGGCGCTCATGCTCGTCTATAATACCATGAACCCGTTTCAGGCTATTCGCGATGCTCTCAATGATGTTGGCTCAGTTGCTGAAGGTGTCAAAGAAGTTGCCGATGCCGCTGCGGGTGCCGCAAAGGATGTGGCTACGGGTGGGTTTAACTTCGTTTCATTCGTCACAAAGAATGCGTGGATTTCCGGGTCCTCGTCAATTCTGTTTATGATCATGTGTGTTGCTTTCATAGCGATGTCATTCCTTGGTAATAGTGGTGGTGGTGGTGGTGGTGGTGGAGGAAGAAGAGTGTACTTCCGCGCACGTAATTAAAGAAATAACAGGTCCTTTAAGTAATGATTCTTAGTATCGACGTAGGTATAAAGAATCTCGCAATGTGTTTGCTCAACGAAACATCAAACCTCGTGGTTGAATGGGATGTATCAGGTGTCCCACCTCAGCACTCCGATGGCATCTATGTTTCTTTAAGAAAACACCTCGATGCTCGTCCATGGGTACTCAACGCAAAGACAGTCTTAATAGAAAAGCAACCAGACAGAAACAAAAAGATGGTCTCGGTCATGCATTTCTTGCACGCCTACTTTATCATTAAGTGTCCAGATGCAGAAACTATCATCTATGATGCTCGACACAAGATTCCAGATGTCGCCGGTCCGGGTAGATCACAATATCTGAAAAGAAAGAAAGTTTCTATTGAGAGATGTGAAGAATTCATACGACAAGATGATGTCAATGCTCATTGGCTTCCAGTATTCTTAGAGTCAAAGAAGAAAGACGACTTGGCAGACACTGTCATGCAAGCTTTGAGTTTTGTCAATCGAGTCGAAGTCAAATCTACGAAAAAGGTCAAAAAGTCTACAAAGTTGGTTCCGAGACGACCCAATGAAAACCAAAAGGCAACCAAATATTCAAAATCAAATCTCGCGTGGATTTATCTGAACGACGAAAAACATACACAAACCAAAAGATTTGAAAAGGATCTTAAGAGGTACTACCGAGATCTCGGTGACTTGATTAAAGAAATAAATGGATAAGGTTTTAGATAAGATGCAAAAAGATGTCTTGGATCACGGATTTGTACGCTTGGTTGACCACATGCCTCAACAAGACCTGGACACCTCAATCGTCCAGGCAGCGAGAGTCTCGTATGGAGATGGGACTAAGACCTCAAGAGGTGACCGAGGACTTTTACGATATCTCCTTAGACACTGGCACACAACCCCCTTCGAAATGGTGGAATTTAAATTTCACATCAAAATGCCAATCTACATCGCAAGACAACATTTTAGACATAGAACATCATCCGTCAACGAACTTTCCGCCCGCTACTCCGTCGTACCGAAACAGTACTACAACCCCGGGGTTCTGAGAGGTCAGTCAAAAGTCAATAATCAGGGATCTGAAGGTGTCATTGAAATTGATGAAGAAAGAACTCAAAAAGTTGGAGAACATTTGGAACACTCCTTTGAAGTTTATGAAGATCTCCTTGAACAGGGTGTCTGTAGAGAACAGGCTCGTGGTAATCTTCCGCAGTGCACCTATACAGAATTTTATTGGAAGATCAATCTACACAACTTGATGCATTACCTTCATCTTCGTATGGATGAACACGCACAAAAAGAAATCCGAGATTACGCCA